CTGACTGGATACGGCCGCCATTCGCTTTTCCAGCGCCTGCGCCACTTCAGGAAAGTCCTCTTTCAGCGCCTCCCATTCGGCATCGGTATAGCCTGAGCCTTCAGGGTTGTCAGTACCGCTCTGATTGGATGCCTGCGGGGCTTTGCTTTGCAGCTGCTGGATCAGTTGTTCCTGTTCCTGGATCTTGCGCTGCAGGGCATTCTGGCGGCCAAGGTCGCTGTTGTAGCGGTGCTGCCACTGCTGGGCTTCCTGCTTGTAGCGCTCAAGCTCGGCAAGCGGGTCAGGCTGTTGCCCTTCTTCTTCGCCCTGCTCGCCTTCGTCATTGTCGCCGCCCACTTCGTCATTAATTGAGTCATCAGAGGCGAATCGGCCCTGCTCATCACGGAGCTGATCGCCCTGCTCTTCGCCTGTTTCCCCAGTGGCAAACTCATCAAAGGCTGACTCAAGTTCCTGTTCGTGCGCGTTCTGCTGTTCTTCGTTTTGCATGGTGCCTCCAGCGGCCTTCACAGGCGGCTATTGGTTTCGGGTTATGAGTAAGAGTCCGACACGATAACCGGATCGTCCTCGGTATCCGTCAGGCAAAGCAGTTGATCGATCAGATCAATCTTGCCGCGTTGCCGTTCTGATTCTTGGTCTGCGATCAAGGATTCAATCGCTTCCTGTCGCTGGCTGCGCGCCCACTCGGTCACGGCCAGCCAGGTTTCACTGTGCTTGTCGATCTGGTTCATCAGAAGGTATCAAACCCCCGTGCCAGGTTCTCGGCCTGCATCTGCGTCTGTGTGCGCTTCAGTGCCAGATCACCAGCCGCCTTGTCTCGCTGCGTCTGGATCTTGACCTGCTCCAGTTGTAGCTTGGCCTGCAGCTGCGCAACCGTCAGGTTTTCTCTGGCTGCAATGTCGGCCAGCTTCAATTCACGCTCCTGCTGCAGCTTTGCCGCATCCAGTTGCTGCCGGTACTGCATTTCCTGCTGTTTCAACTGAGCATCGACCTGCATCTGCTGCTGCTTGAGCTGCAGTTCAGCGGCCTTGATCTGAGCGTTTGGATCTTCAGGCTGCCGTTGTGATTCAGCAATCTGCTTCTTGCGCTCCTCGATCTCGGCATCAGACAGAGTGATCTGGTGATACGGCACCTCAAGCGCCTTGGCGATCTCCCGATCCAGCCCTTCCCAGTCACGGCGCAATGCCAGTTCAGGGTTACTGCCGGTCACGTTGGCGAACACCAGCAAGTTCTCCTGCTGCTTTTCACGTACCAGAAGCGCACCGGAGCCGCGGGCATCAATGGTGTAATCACCCTTGATCTCCGGGCTGTCACTGAATTGCATGTTCCAGTCATAGAAGCGGGTAATGGTTGGCCGGGTGATATCGTCATCCCAGTTCTTTACCGCACGGCGCAGCACGATATTGGCGCTGTTCATCAGCATGGCCATGCCGCTGCTGGTCTTGGTGACGTGGGACGACTGCTCACCCTGGGCGATCAACGGCAGGTTGGTTTCCTCATCGGCCAGCTGGCGTGCCATGGTGAAGATGTTGGCCAGCTCCATCTGGTGACTCGGGGTGCTGAAGGTGGCGAATGCTTCTTGAACACTGCGGGTCTTGTCCTTCAGGTACCACAGCTTCTTGGGTCCAAGCTGCCAGCTACCATCCGCAGGCTGAACAATCTCGCGGTTCACCACCACCTGATCGGCCACACTCATGCCGCCGTTATCCATCATCATGCGCCAGGCGGCATTGATCACCTTCTGCGGATTGCGCATCAGGTACGGCACACCAAAGCCAAAGATGCTGGACTCGTCTTTTTCCCAGTTGAATACCGAGTATGGACGGTCCTCGGTGTCCATTGGATTGATTGCTACCTTCAGGACGCATTGGCCGGAGAAGAACACCACCGCCTCCAGTTCATCATCCAGTTCGTCAATCTCCTCCTCGGGCAGCGGTTCTTCCGTATCCTGCATCGCATCAATCAGCTCTGCCTTACTGATCGGGCCGTGGTACTCCCATATCTCATAGCGATTGGAGTCAACAACACTGCCGACACCGGTAATGCTGCGGATATCGTTCACGTAGTCCTTGGCGACATGGGTCTCCTTCGCCTCGGTGCGCAGCAGTTTGCGCAGCTGCCCCTTGAGTACGCCCGGCATCCATGCAAAGTCGCGCAGCTGACGCTTTGTCAGTCGGCGCTTCTCAAAGATGAACTCACACTCATCAATGGTGCGTGCCGACATGTCCGGGTAGAAGTCCCAGATATCCACGCGCTCAATGGACGGGGCCAGATCCTCAGTGATCTGCAGCATGGAAGTACCATCTTCCAACAGATCCCAGCGCTTACGCACACGCCCAACAACGACCGGCCCCTTGACGATACCGGTACCCAGCTGCGCCGCATCGTGGATAATGTCACGCGCTTTCGTTGGGTACCGCGCCTCATTCAACTGGTCATCGATCTCCTGCTGCATGAGCAATGCTTTCTTCTTGGCTGCGCGCTGGATCTCATCGGCCACCTTTTCAGCATCAACAGGCTCACCGTTCGGCCCCTGCATCACCTGGCCAGGCTTGACGTTATCCAGCTCCGGTACCGGTGTTGGTTTGATGCCCCAGTTGCGGTCATCAGTCGGGAACAGCATGTCCTGCAGTCGTGCTTCAGCCGCATTGGTCTTGTTGCGGGTGATATTTACGAATACTTGACTGCCGCCTGCCTGTTTGATGCGCTCGTACTCGCCAGGCTGGTACTCACCATGGTACTGACGCAGATCCTTCAACCAGCGCTGTTCGATATCAGAGCGCAGTGCTGCCTGATCATGCGCAAGCCGTGACAGGCGTGACGCAAACACCTGCAGACGTTCGGCAAGTTGTTCTTCCTGCTCAACAGGGTTTACAGATTCGTTCATCAGAGCCTCACGGCTGTGCTTTGGATGGGTATCAGTAACCGGCTACCCGGTCACCAATTATGTTTTCGTGCTGTTCAGATCGATCAGGTGCACGCACCGGTTCGGCAAAGGTCAGCGCCAAAGCGTCTGCACCGTCTGGTGACCTCAGGCCGCGCTTTCGCATATCCTCTTTGCTTTCAAGGATTCGGCGCTGGTTGCTGTCGTACTTGTACTGGGGTCCGCAAAGGTCTGCATGAAGCGCGTCCTCGCCCGGGATCATCACCGGCAAGTCACCGCTTAGCCAGTCGCGCATCTCCCACCACATTTCAGCCCGCTTGTTGCGGTACCGCTCCGGGTCCAGTGCGCTGCTGCCGAAGTTCACTGCAACAACAATATACTTCTGGCTTTCGGGCAACAGCTCCATCAAGCGGTCATATACCCCGGCACCCAGGCCGCCCACGTCAATCGCCACCTGTGCAGGCTTTTCCTTCTTGATGATGGAGTACACCAGACCGGCCACCTCCATCGTGTCCTTGCCCTTGTGTCGCTCCAGCTGGTACGCGGCTCGGTTGCGGCGCCGGATAATAGCTGTGCTGTCATTGCCGAAGCGTGCCGGATCAACGCCGATCTTGAGCGGCCCAGACGCCAAGCATTTGTACTGCCGCGCCTTCATCACTGGCTCAGGTGTAATCAATGACTGTCCGCCGGACACCTGGAAGGCCTCTTGTGCCGTCATCGGGTATTCCTGCTTGAAAGCGGATTCACCATCGACACCATCAACGGTCAATTCCGCAATCTTGAACCGGCGGAACATGATCTGTTCATCATCCAGCCGGTACAGCTCTTTCAGGTCCTGCTCGGTTGCAGTGGGCTTGAAGCCTTCTGGTACCGGCTTGCGGTACTCTTTCTGCCAGAACCATGGAACGAAGATGGCGATATACTCACTCTCGCCGGCTTCAGCCTGCTGCCATTGCTGGTGAAAGTAGTTGCCGATCCCGTTTGCCGTGGATTCCAGTATTACTTCGGTGTCGGGTGCGTCTGGGATGGCCTGCAGGATACCTTTGGCATGCTCTGACGCATGGGGCCAGAAACCAACCTCTGAGCCATGGAAATACTGCAGAGTAGTGCCCCTGCCCACTCCCTTGTTGCCAGCTGTGCCAACCTTGTACCCGGAATCCAAACGATCAAAGATCAACTCCTTGGCGTTACTCGCGCCGGTTGAAGGCTTTACCAGTACCGGGCAGTTCTCGTGATAGCGCTCGGCCATCTCAAACAGTGCCGCTGTAGATTCGGCCTCGTGCGTCAGGATGAATGCCCTTACACCTTTGCGGTGCGACACCAGCCAGTAAAACCTGCCTTCTGTGTACGTGGATGCACCCTGCTGCCGGCCCTTCAGGATGATCGCCCTTACCTTGCCGGTCAGTCGCTTCTGCTCGCTGATGCAGGCATGGATATAGCGCTGGGCTTCATTCAGTGCGAACGGCTCGACTCGGCCCTCTTTGGTGCGGATATGCAGGCACCGTGGTGCGTAGTGCTCAAAATCATCACGCAGCTTGCGCCGGATTTCTTTCTCGCGCTCGTTCATTCCAGCGCAGACAACGCATCTTCGTGGCTGATCTTCATACCACCGGATACACCCAGCTGATCTTTGAACGCCTGCACCTCAACATGCTTGCCGATCAGCTCCAGGTTCTTCACCTTGTCGGGCCACTTGATCTTTTGCAGCACGCTTTCAATCGCATCATCGCCCTTGCCAATGGCGCTCAGTCGGTTGATATCCAAGCCTGACAGTGTTGTGCGCCACACCTTCGGCCATTCCCGAACCGGTTTTAGACTTCCGTCATCGGCCAGAATGTCCAGAACATCCATCTGGTCAATCTCTGTCAGCCGTTGAAGCACATATGCCGCATCAACTTTAAACTGCTCTTCAGCTATTTTTGCCGCTTCCAGCCGGAGTTGATTAACCCTTGCCTTAACCTTGTCTTCAGAAAACAAGCGTGAAGCCTTCTCATGGACTGTCTTGTCCTTCCAGCGCTTCGATTGCGGATAGGCTTTTCG